TTCAGCTTCTGTCTATGGAGCAACAGCAGGACTTGCAAATCCATTTGCTCGCAACATGGTCGTGTCAACAGGACAATGGTCAAACATCATGTCTCTAAACGATGCAGGCCGTCCAATCTACACAGCAACAAACCCAATGAACGCTGGCGGAGCAGTTGCACCAACATCATTGACAGGTAATGTTGCAGGACTTAACCTCTATGTAGATCCAACAAACGGTGGCGATGGCGATGGAACAATCCTTATCGTTAACCCAGATGCTTACACATGGTACGAGTCACCAACATACCGCCTACGCGCAGAGTCAACAGCTAACGGATCAGTAACAGTCGGTTACTACGGATTCGGAGCTATCGCAACTAAGGTTGCAGCTGGCGCATTCAAGAATAACAAGGCGTAACAAACTCACTAAGTCGCTCTGGGGAGTAGTAGCCCTCTACTCCCCAGAGTCTTTAGAAAGGACATCATGGCACTTACAACAGTTGCAGAACTCCGTAGCACTCTCGGAGTCGGTACTTTGTATCCAGATGCAACCCTTCAAGAAGTATGCGATGCAGCAGATGCAGTTTTACTTCCTATGTTATGGAGTCCTACTTATTTCACAGTAGCGCATGAAAATATTGTTGGACAGGGCACTCTTTACTTTAACGATCCTATTAAAGAAATTTTTTACATAGGTCAAACAGTAACAATTTCTAATTCTGGATCTTCTTACAATGGCAGTAAAGTTATTACAGCCGTTGGAGATTATTCAATCAGCATGAATACGAATCACACAACAGCGCAGCCTAAGCACGCTATCGCTCCTTATGGCTCAGTCGCTTCAAGAACATATACAGACTGGACAACAGACACAGCAGTCCAGAATGCAGCTTTAATGATATCTGTTGAAATCTGGCAAGCGCGTACAGCCACCCTTTCAGGCAGTAACGCTGTTGATTTCCAGCCAAGCCCTTACCGAATGAGCGCACAGCTTCTCGCTAAGGTGCGAGGATTGATCGCTCACGCACTTGATCCGCGTTCGATGGTGGGCTGATGCCTGTTGCCGTCACTACTCTTAGAACCACACTAGCAACCGCTCTGGTCGATAACGCTAAGTGGCAAACCTTTGCTTTCCCACCTGCCACAGTCCTTGCTAATTCTGTCATTGTGTCACCGGATGATCCTTATCTAACACCAAGCAACAATCAGCACATAACAATCAGCCCGATGGCCAACTTTAAAATTGTTATGACTGTTCCTTTATTTGATAATGAAGGCAATCTAAATGGCATTGAAGATATCGTCTGCGGAGTGTTCGCTAAGCTCGCAGCATCATCTTTGACCTATAATGTAAGCGCAATCAGCGCACCAAGTATTCTCAACGCTGCATCAGGCGATCTGCTCAGTTGCGAGATGTCCGTATCAATCCTTACGAGTTGGAGCTAAAATGTCCGAGTGGGAAAAAGAAAACGAAGCCTTCCTGATCAAAATCGGGCAGGTAGCACCATCAAAGCCAGCACCTACCAAGAAAGACGAGGAATAATCTCATGGCTGTATTTCTAAACAACAAAGTCGGTGTGAAGATTAACTCCGTTGATCTTTCAGACCATGTCACAGCAATTACTTTAAACCGCACATTCGATGAGCTAGAAGTAACTGCGATGGGTGACTCAGCGCACAAGTTCGTTAAGGGCTTGGAAGCATCATCAGTAACAATCGATTTCCTAAATGACACAGCATCAGCAAATGTTCTAGCAACATTGCAGGCAGCATGGGGAACAACAGTTACATGTGTATTCTTGCAGGAAAAGGGAACAGCAGTTTCAGCTACTAACCCTCTATACACAGTTTCATTGCTAGTCAATAACACAACAGACATCAATGGTGCTGTTGGTGACATTGGCACACAATCAATCACATTCACTGCTAACTCAACAGTTGCAGTAGCATCAACAGGTACATTCTAAAAAACTACTAAAGGGGCAAACCATGGCAAGACTAAAGATAGTTCGTACAGATGGAAGCGTGCTAGAAGGCGAGATCACCCCAGCGGTGGAATACGCATTCGAGCAATACGCTAAAATGGGTTTTCATAAGGCGTTCAGGGATCTGGAACAACAGACCCATGTCTATTGGCTCGCTTGGGAAGTAACACGCAGGTCAGGTGAATCTGTTAAGCCTTTCGGGATTGACTTCATCGAAACACTTACGAGTGTTAGCGTTGAGGACTCAGACCCTTTGTCTTAAAGCGCGATCTACCCTTCACCTATCTAATCGCTAGGCTAAGCATTAGGTTGGGGATCGCGCCACAGCAGCTACTCGAATTAGACAAGACCATGCTAGATGCTCTCTTGCTAGGTCTAAAGGATGAAGCAAAGGAGATCAGCGATGCCAGCAAGCGTAAAGGGCGGCATTGAGCTCCGTAAGGCTCTGCGCAAGTTTAGCCCTGACTTGGCTAAAGAATTACCTAAAGAAGTTGCAGCAGCCTTAAAACCCATCACAAAGGCTGCTAGAGGGTATTTGCCAGATGACTCACAAGTACTAAGCGGATGGTTGCCTAGAGATAATTCACAGGCTCGCTTTCCTACATACAACGCCAGAATCGTCAAGTCTGGCATTGGCTATAAGACCACACCATCAAAGCCTAATCGTAGAGGGTTTAGATCCCTTGCTCGCGTATTCAATAAGAGCGCAGCTGGAGCAATCTACGAGACCATGGGTCGCAAAAGTCCATCAAGTCGCTTTGTGCAAAATCAACAGGATAAGTATTCCTCACCGATGAAGGGTGATGGCAAGATGGAAGGCCGCGCTTTATTTCGTGCCTACGAAGAAAACAATGGCAAGGCCAGAGAAGCAGTCCTTAAAGCCATCAAAGATGCTTCTAACAAACTAAACGCTAGAGCAACGGTGAGAGGCTAATCATGGCTAATGTAATGATTGATATTGCTGCGGAGTTCGTAGGCAATAAAGCCTTTAAGCAAGCTGATACTGCCACGGACAAGCTCACCAAAAATGTTAGAAAACTTGCAGGTGCTTTTGGTTTAGCCTTTAGCACTACCGCAGTTCTGGCTTATGGCAAGGCAGCAGTCAAGGCAGCGGCAGAAGATCAAAAGGCGCAGCAACAATTAGCACTAGCTCTAAAAAATGTTGGCTTGGAACGAGATGCCGCTAGTGCAGAAGGATTCATCGCAAGACTCCAAAGCGAATTTGGAATCATTGACGATAAGTTGCGCCCTGCATACCAAGGTTTAGCAGTAGCCACACGCGATACAGCAGAAACACAAAGACTTCTTAATCTTGCTTTAGATATAAGTGCTGCCACCGGCAACGACTTAAGCAAGGTGACAGCCGCTTTAAGTCGTGCCTATTTAGGAAACAACACAGCACTTTCTCGCTTGGGTGTAGGTATATCCAAGGCAGATCTAAAGACTAAATCTTTCTACGATATAACAACTGATTTAGCTTCTACCTTTAAAGGTTCAGCAACAGCGGCAGCCAATACTTTTCAAGGTTCAATGGACAAACTTGCAGTTGCTTCTGCTAATGTCCAAGAGATTATCGGTACTGGGATTATTGATTCCCTAAAAACTCTTGGTGGCAATACCGCTGTTGATGACTTGGCGAATGATATGGAAAGAGCTGCTCTTGGCGCAGCTGATTTTCTTCGCGGGTTAGCGCAAATTGGCACATTTAAGATTAGCGGAGAAACAAAGTCTTTACTTGGTTTATTACTTACACCATTCCAGCGTTCATTGTCTGCGGGCCCATTGGGAGCCATTACTCGCTTGGGCGCAGCTTCAAGAACCGCACCAAGACCTTTTACCACACCAATGACTATTTCTGGTCAGTCACAAACATCTACTAGGGTGACTCGTGAACAGGCTAAAGTTGCTAAAGAAACTCTTAAAGTATCTAAGGATCAACTGAAACTAGCCAAGGCTAAGGCAATCTTTGACATTCAAAAGATCCAGATTGAAGCAGCCCTAAAGGGCAAGATCAGCGAAGAAGAAAGAATTCGCTTGTTATTGCTTCGTGCTATTGCAGAAGAAAACATGGACGATATTGATAAGTACACAAAGATGCTAAATGAGGTTCAAGGCAAGGTTACAACATTGCAGGAAACCCTTGGCGAGGTTTATGCCATGGATGCCGGCAATCCTTTCGTATCATGGGAAATCGGACTAGATGGAGTTCAACGAGCTTTAATTGAAATTAATGGTCAGTCTATTGAATTGACAAACAGCATTGCTCAAAACTCATTGGCGATGGGCTTACTAGGCGGAGCATCATTTGCTCAGGCTTTGTCAGGTGCGCGATACGCTGCACAGGCAGCAGCTTCTATGGGCATCACAGGTACAATCGGTGGAGTGCCACCGGTCATTGCAGGCGGTGGCGGTGGCGGCGGCACAACGACTGTCGTAGATGTAACAATTCAAGGCACAGTCATTTCTCAACAAGAATTGCAACAGGCTATCGTAGATGCAGTCAATAACTCAGGTCTTACAGGCAATCAGTTAATCACAGGCACTCCAGAACGACAGGTCGCTATTTAATGGCATTACCTGCAACTATCGGAGTAACCATCAACTTTAGTGATGGCCCTACTTATGGCTACCCTTTTACTATTGGTGATGCAGTCAAAGGTATTCTTGGTGTCTCCGAGTTAGCAGGAAGCAATGCATCATCCTTAATTATTGATTATTCAGCACAGACCACACAGGTAGGCATCAAGCGTGGTCGTGATCTAATGACTGATACTTACAATGCAGGTCAGGCATCGGTAAAGATCCTAGATCCCAATGGTGACTTTAATCCACAGAACACTAGCTCTCCGATCTATGGCTATTTGAAACCTTTACGCAAGATCCAGATTACTGCTACCTACTTAGGCAACATATATTATCTATTTTCAGGTTATACATCTGAGTACCGATATACATATCCAACTGGTCAGGAAATCGGTTATGTAACCATCGTTTCTTACGATGCCTTTAAGATCTTCAACCTTGCAGCCGTCTCAACAGTAACCGATGCTGGAGCAGGGCAAGACACAGGCACTCGTATCAATCGCATTCTTTCAGAGTTGTCATGGCCTAACTCAATGCGTGACATCGATACAGGTGACACCATTTGTTCAGCAGATTCTGGACAGTCTCGTGTGGCTCTATCCGCCATACGCGCAGCTGAGTTCAGCGAGCTAGGCGCGTTCTACATGAGTCCAGATGGCAACGCAATCTTTAAGAGTCGCTCTAGCACTATCGAAAGCATTGACGATACCCCTACGGTCTTTAATCAAACAGGCGGCATTCCTTACGCTAATATTAAGTTTGCTTTCGATGACAAGCTCATCATCAACCAGGCTAATATCCAACGCTATGGCAGCAGCAATGTTCAGTCTTACACCGATGCAGCAAGCGTAGATACTTACTTCCTACACAGCACTAGCGCACAAAACTTGCCTATTGCTACCGATGAGGAAGCCATGAATCTGGCAACAGCCTATGTGAACAGTCGTAAAGACACCACGATTCGCATCGACTCAATGACCCTAGATCTCAGCACTCCAAACTACTCCGCTGGAGTCTTAGCAGCTCTTAGCCTTGACTACTTTAGCAATGTCACTATCTCTAACATTCAGCCTAATGGCGATACCATCACAAAGACCATACAGGTTCAAGGGGTGGCTCATGACATTCAGCCGAATAAGTGGTTCACAACATTCACCACGATGGAGCCAATAACTGACGGATTCATCATTG